AGCAATACCATAAGTATTTGTAAATATAAAATTTAAAGGAGAAAAAGCAGTTGTTAATTGATCTCTTTCAAAAGGTAAACCTAAACCTACATTATCAGGATTAGGTACTATTTCTTCATCATTATTTGTTGTGGCTCCCGCCCCAAATTGGAGTTGGAGAGAGCCTGAATCTGTAAATCTTGTAACAAATCTTCTTTGAACTTGTTTTAATCTAAGTAAATATGGAGCATCTTCTTCTATATTGAATTGTGGGTCGTTGGTGTTTGTGTTTCTAATAGTATCATATACGTTTTCTTGAGCCATATTAGGCACCTCATACCAAGTATTACCATCTATATCAACACAATCTAAAATACCTATAATATTAGTATCTTTAATATTTCTTTCATCAAACCTTTTTGAGGCATTAAATGAAAAAGAAGTTGTATTAATTGTTGCAGATATTGCTTTTCTTGTTTTTTTAAGGAGAAAGTATGTTGGATTATCTCCTGATATTTGGTAAACAGTTGTTGTTGTAGGATTTAATGATCCTGATGAAGAGAAATCAATTACATCTTCTATTAAAAATTTCATATTACTATCTAAATTAGATGTAATTTGTGTATTCTCTGGTATGATCATAGCATAATTATAATCAGGAATATACTCACCACCGCTAAATTTAGCAGGTACTTGTTGGTAGAAATCAATATTTACACTTGCAGCTGTTGTTACTTTTGGTTCATACCCTAAAAGATAAGCCATTTGGTATAAATTTTCTTGCTGTCGGGCTTTTTGGATAAAAGTTTCCTGTATTTGGTTGTCTAAGTAAAAGGATAATACATCCCCAACATAGGAAGCCATTTCCATAAATAACATACCTGTAGAAGTATCAGTAAAATCATTATAGGTATTTGGGAAATATGTTTTTGAATATTGTATTAAAGAATTTCTAAATTGGTTGAAATCTTTATTAATATATCTTATGTCTCTTTTTAAATCTGCCATTATTGTAGTAATATAGTTATATCATCAGTTATCCCAAAGTTTGCTACAGTGTATGTTAATGTAAAATTAATTGTATTTCTATTGGGGTCATTATCAAATTTTATTTCTTTAACATCTACTTGAGGGAAAAAGATATTAATATCATTTTGTATCCTTTCTTGTAATTCGTCTGTTGTACGATCTAATACATTTTCAAATATTAAATTTCTTAGATCAGCTCCAAATGTAGGGTTAAATACTCTTTCTCCTCTATTAGTAAGTAAGTAATTAATTAAATTTGATTTAGTTTGTTCTCTTGTTGTATAAGTAGGCACAAAAACAGCAGGCCCATTTAAGGGAAACCCAAACCCAACAGCTTTGCGGCCTATTGAGTCAATCGGGTATCTGTTTTGTATAATTCTTGCCATTTTATTTATTTATTTTTTCATTAACCCTGCTATCATACCCATATCTACTTCTCCAGCTGGTAGTGTTCCATTACTAGAATCATATCCACTTTGGGGTGAAAATGATTGAGGGACGTCAGCAGAAGTAAAAGATTTTGCGGTATCACCTAAGATGTTTGAGTATGCTGCTCTTTTTTCTTCAGCACTCATTTGAGGTTGTTGGGGTTGAATTTGTTCTATAACTGGGGCTATTGGTTGAGCTGCTATTGTTGTAACTTTAGGAGTCTTAATAGCTTCCAGTAAAATTTCCTTCAATTCTTCTTGAATTGCTTCTTTTACTGCTTCTTTTACTAGCGTTTTTAATTGTGATGACTTCATTTTTTTATTATAAATATTAAGTTAGTTAATTTTTTATCAATTTATTTGGAGATATACTTCTCCTCCTTGATTATATTCGATATCCATTTGTTCAGTTACTTTAAAATCAAAATTATATGACCCTGTATTTGGTAAATCAAATATTTTTTCATATTTCTCTCTATTAGCAGATACTATTTGAAATGTATTATCAGGTGTACCATAATTGGTATTTACCTCCACTTTAACAAATCCCTGTTCATAACTCCCATATTGTGAGTAACCTGATTCATTATTACTATATATTTGATTACCCCCTGTATCTACTGTTAATTTTACAGACTGGCTAGGAATAGTAGTTATTATATTTAATGTTCTTTTTGAATCTAATAAACCTTGGGTTGCCATTAGAAGAGGTAATTCTATTCTTGGGTTTATAGTTTCACTAGACCATTGGAAAGTAACGGGCTCTGGTGGTGGATTTATACCTGTAAGGCCCGAAGTATCTCCTTCATTATTGTTATCAATATCATTATCTTCAATAAATTTATTAGACCACCATTTAACATTAAGTGAATCAATTCTAAATTTAATTTCATCTATTAAAACTTTAACAGAGGTACTATATGAGTATCCCCCACCTTCTAAATTAAATAAGTTTATACCTTTAAAAATATTATAAAAATCAGTATTAGTATTTACAGCTTTAATTCTTCTTTGTGGGAAGGAAAAAGTATTATCATCATTATATTCTATAGTTAATAACCAATCCAACCCAGCATAATACCCAGAATTTTTATTTTCATTTAATACTATTATATTACCATTAACATCACTAGTACCTTCATCGGTATTTGAGGAAATAAAAATAGTAGGTTGTCTTTGATATCTATAAGGATTATTAGAATTGGGGGATAAGGAATTTAATATTAATTCTTCATTTATTACATTTAATTCACTATTTTCAAAAGTACCTGATTCAGCTGCCACATTTCCTATTTCATTTATTAAATCATTTTTTTCGGACTGGGTCATACCTTCTGCTAATTCTTCAATACAAACATTTAATACACCATCTAATTGTTGGAGTTTTGTAATTATAGTTTGTGCAGCATCCTGTATAGTTTTACCAGCTTGTGGGACTACTTTAAGAGCACCCTTAGCTCCTTTTAATAAATCTCCTAAAGTATCTAAAGAATCTGCTAATAAAGTAATAACATTTATAGGAATACCAGCACCCGGGGGAAATGATACTGGTACTGGTATTGCTTTTATTACTTTTACTGCAGTGCTTACCGTTGTAACTATGGTATTTGTTGTTTCTGCTGTTGCTTCTACAGTATTAAAAGCTCCAACAACATTTTCAAGAGCACCTTGGATTTGATTTTTTTGCTTTACTATTTGTAGTAATTCTTTTTTAGGAGGACAACTATTCTTAAATTTATCAACCATAGCATCTATAGCAACCTCAAATTTTGTTAAATTTTTGATTACTTTAGTAATACTTTTTATTAATAATTTAGATAAAAAAGACATTATTTAGATTTACTTACTTTTGATTTATACATTTGAATCCTATTAAGCATAGTTTGAGCTTTAACTAGAGTTTGAGTAGCGGGTGCTGGTATTGATGCATTGGGTACAAAAGGAATTGGTGTTCCTATTGGTGTTCCTAAGGCGTTACATAATGAAATTAATGATGTTAATAATGATGAAAAATCTGATAGGAATTTATCTCCTAATATTACAGGTTCAGTAGCATTTTTATCACCTAAATAAATTTCAGGGGAGGATATTATTGTTTTTGGTGTATCAATATTTACACTATTTACTGAATTTAAATTTATAGTATCAGAAGATGAAAATAATATTGAATCAGACTTTGAATTAAATAATAATCTACCAGAATTTAAAATTATTTGCTCTTCATTAAAAAGAGGTGCTGCTATAGGAGATGAAGAGTAAGATTTATAATTTTTACTTGATAAATCAATAGGGATTTCTTGTGTAGTCGTCAAGTAAACGCTTGACTTATCATCATTTATATCTTCTACTTGAGGAATCCAAGGATCACTATCCTCTTCATGCTGGCCATTTTTTATTATAGTAATAGCATCACCATTTTCCCCGGATTTAGACCAAGGATTTGGGATACTTGCATCTTTATTAGTTGAACCAAATCTAAATGATTGTCCCCACCTTCCTTGATATATTAAATCACCCTCATAAGGTTGAAGATTTCTAATTGATAACTTTTCCTTAAAATCTTTTCCTAAATCAATTTCAGTACCTCCATCAGTGACCCTTCTAACAGAACCTACTGATGTTTGTTCATAATCTTGGGATTGTGCCGCTGGTGTTGATTCACCATTAATAGGATCTGGGATTGCATTGTGGTGTGTACTATTCCAAATATTTATAGGTTGGAAATAATAAAATGTTTGTTCGTT